CTTGGACATCCCACTCACCATTGAAGATACGCTCGTACTCTAGCCAATCATCAAGACAGTTAACATCTCTCCAATCCCTCCAACGATCACAATGGTTAACAACAAAGTTAACTATTTCCTTATCGGACTCGGTTGGTTCTTGATATTCCATGATTGTCCTTTACCTACCTTGAGCAGCGGGTTGTTGATTTTGTACTCTTTGAGCTTGGTCTAATAGAAGCATTAGAGATGTTGCGATTGTAGGATCAATATGCTCTGGCGCAAATCTTTGTGATCCAGTATTTTCAAATGCCGCATTTTGCAACCCAAACGCCAATCCTTCGGTGCTTGTTGAACGATAACCTTCGCCTTGTTTAGCATATTCAGGTGCTACACTTTTTAACCAGTTTGCAATCTCAGGTTTACTAGAACCAATAATCTTTTGAAAATTATCCATAAATTGTTTTTCTAGTTCGTTCTTATCTTTTTTTGCCTTAACTTCGTAATATTGCTTTATCAATTGTCTTTCAGCTGCATGAGTCATTTCATGGGTAACTGTAGGCACAACTGTACTTGGGTCTTGATACTCAGAAAACCTGTTTACCTTTAAAATACCTCTATCTGGTACTTTTCCAGAACTAAAAAGACCTGGCGTTACAAAAGAGCCTAAAGTGTTGTCTCCCAGAAACTCTCTTTCCATTTGAGGCATTGATCTACGGCTCATCAAGTAATTTGCAAGCGTCTGATACTCTGGGTTATCAGAAGCCTTTTGCAAAATCTTTGTTAAAGCCGCATCCATCCTTATACCCCTGAAATAATATCTACTGGTTCCCACTCCTCGGAGTCATCTTCTTCCATATACGAAGTGACAGCAAGTTGGTCAATGTAACTAAGGGAGTCAGGCAAGTCATCGTGAACCCCTTGTGCAGGGAACAGGATTAACTGGTCTACGAACTCATCCCAATCTTCTTCCGAATTTAACACAATTCTGCCATGCTCGAACCTACCTTGTAAAGCCCAGATGATTCTGTCCGCTTTTTTTCTATTCCCATGAGTCAAATCTACGATGTGGGCATAGGTGTTGTTCTTTCGCATAAGGTCGCTCAGATAGGGTAAAACAGCGTTCTTTAGCGCCCCCCTCTCTATCCCTACACTAAGGGGTCGGTAGTCTCTAATGGCTATCAGAATCTTAGAAGCGGTCTCTCGGATGTCCCATCTCCCATGTTCAATCTTCTCAACAAACCACTTCCCATCCTCTGTAACCTTTACTATTGAGATAGCAGACTCATCCAGACGCTTCTTAGAATTTGCTGCTTGTTTGGCAACTTCCTCGAATCCTGCTAGGTCAACAGCGATGTAATAGCTTCCATGTTCAGGCTTTACCCCGTATTTGATCCATTCTTCCTTGAAGATGTCCGAACCAGCATTGGTAAACGAAGCCATGTACTCTTGTTTAAAAGCAAAGGTACTTAGGGTTTTCTTAGCACTTTCTATCTCTTTTGCGTCAATCAAGGGGTTATCAGCAGTGGTGAAGTGCCATGCCTTCCAATCAGGATCATCCTCGCTCTCGCCTAGTTTGAAGGTATCGTAGAACCAGTTGCGTCCTTTAGGAGTGCCGATGAATAGTGCTCTACCCCGTTTATCAGACAAACTGGCACGAATGACCTGTTCCCATGCTTCGGGTTTGATGTCAGCAACCTCATCCAGTACGGCATAGGTCAATGAGACTCCACGAAGGGTATCGGGTCTATCCGCACCACGAACGTAGATTCTTGCCCCGTTTATCAGGGTAATGTCTAAGTTGTTCACATGGGAGGACTGAATAACCTCTCTACCAAGGTCTAGCAATAAGTCCCAAATAATCTGTCTAGATTGTCCCATAGTCGGTGAAACATAAAGAACCGCAGAGCCTTGTGGACACTTGAGTCCTTCAATCAGAAGGGTAACTGCTGCCATCCTACTCTTACCGCATCTACGCCCAGCAGCCACAACCTTGAATCTCGTGGAATCCTTGAAGACTTCTTGTTGCCAGGGTAATAGAGAGAAATTGAGATCAGCCATATTTAGCCTCTACATCTTCAGGTTGTTCAGCAGAGTCTACTACCAATGGTTCTTGTCCTAGTCCTGTGATATTGATCGTTACAGCACTTCTCTGAGACTTATCCTTTTCAAACAAAGAAACAGGGAGAGTCCTATCAAGACACATCTTTAAAGCTACCAATTGATGGGGATGCTCATCATTAAGGGCTATCTCAATAACCTTCTGAGCCACATCCTTACCTCCACTCCTAATCATCAACTCCTTTAGCTCCTTGAGCCTCTGGTGGTCTGTCTTAGGTAGTGTCATAGGAGGATTGTCAGCAAACCTCTGTATGGTCATCTTTACTGAACCTTTAGGGCGTCCTCTTCCTCTTTTCAATTGTTCCATTGGTTCTCCTTGGAATTGTCAATTTAGCTTTTTCGGTATAGGGGGTGTACCACAAATATCTACCAACCCAACCTACCCCCTCCCCCCCCTGTGTTTCCATACAGCATAGGGTTTACCCTCATGTCTTTTTATACAGTACTGTCCAGGCATACAGATCAGGGTTTTCCCTCATGGTTATTTGTACAGTCTTTCCAAATGCGAATGATTCTTATTTGCGTTTAGTAAAGTGTGAAAGAGTGATGCACCTTTTCAGGGTGACTTGATCTGAATGCGAACTATTCGCGTTTACTCTCTCTTACTGATTCCCTTATGTCATCCCTTAGTGATTCATCTAAATTGGGGCTGTCTATTGTCCCGCGACCTATACTTAAAAAACTCAATGGCATGTCAGGCCTGAAACCCTTGTTGTGCGCCTCCTGGTACACATCCAACACGTTTTCAAAACCTCGGCATAAATTACCCTTACCAGCAGCCAACAAGATCATCCTTTGAGGGTCTGACAGTGTTCTTTGAAAGTATCTGGTCTGAGGGTTTGAGGGTCTTCCCATTTTTTGCCTAGAAATTGAATTTATTTAATTATTGCATACTTTAATTCTAAGGGTAAATACTGATAGGGTTTTGGAGGGGTCAATAGAATCAACAACTTACGAGAGTTGGCACGAATCTTTTATGCTTATATAGTGAGAGGGTAGATTTTTACTCTCTCTCTTATCAACTCTCAATAGGCTTTAATAATGAAAAACTTTCCAAACATTGAAAAATCCGCTTTTCGTAAAGGCGAATACGTTGGCTATTGCGAAGGCAAAATTTATCGCATAAGCAAAACTAATAGCAGCTTCGGCACATGGTTTGCCCATGATTGCGAAAACTACAACGACCAAATTTTTGCGTTTGGCCTTGAATCTATGTCCAACAAGTTGCAAGCAAAGGCCACATCATGAAAAGCACAAGATCAGAATATCTCAATTTTTTCAATAACTGGCTGCATTATCAGTTCCCACGCAATGCGGACATGGTTCGCAATGTGGTCATCATGCGGGAGGTTAAAAACATCATTGACAGCGATCAGGAGGCCGCTTATTGGGGTGATCGTGATTGTTGGACAATGTACGACATAGCAAGCAAGCAAGTTCAATCACGTGCCATTGAGGGCATCACAGCATGAAAAACGATCTTTTAGACTATCTCACAGCCATTGCATTGGGTTTAGCCCTTTGCGTGGGTTTGCTGGCTTATTTTGACGTTTTGGTTAAATAATCTCTTTTTTCTTTTTAATAGGTGTTCACATGAAAAACTTTAACCCAATGATTGCTTATCACGCTAAAAACGAACATGGATGGGCTGAGGTCTGTCGTCATCCCTTGAATTCTACTGAATGGTCTAAACAAGATCGGGTTTGGATTGACCAACTTTTTCAGACTGGTGATTGGGTTTTGACCTGTGGATGGAATATGTGGCAAATTGTCAGGGAAAGTTAATTTTAAGACTGTTGACTCTTTTTATAGGGGTCAATGGCCTTGGAATTTCCCAAGGGTTTCAATTTATAGGTGTCAACATGAAAACAACAGTTAATTTCACAGAATTCAGAAATCATTTTTATGGAATTCGACCAGATAACTTTTCCTATGATGGATTAAAAATTCTTTTTGAGTACTTTGAAGAGTACGAAGAGTCAACGGGTGATGATATTGAATTAGACGTTATCGGTTTATGTTGTGATTTTGCTGAGTCAGACTGGCAAACTATTGCAGCGGACTATGATAGTTCTATTGAATTGGACAAAACTAAAAACGAAGATGAGCAAAAAGTACAAGTACTTGATTTTTTAGCAGATCAAGGGGCTTTGATAGGTGAAACGTCTGATTCAATCGTTTATCGTCAATTCTAAGGGGCTAAAAATGCACGATATAAAACAACAGATTAGCATTATTTGGGATGCTTTAGAGGCTTATCGGTCTGACCTTATCCCTGAAGGGGATGAGCAATTTGATGAAATTTGGGATGAAGTTTGCACTTCAATGGCTGCCATTGAGGAAAATCTAAAGGTAATGGAATGATCTATGCCTGCATTGCCCTAATTCTACGAATACTCTCAGGAAAACGCTAAACCTAAAAGCCCTCTTAGGAGGGTTTTTTAACGTCTATGCTACCCAACTATTAACCCATGCTAGAAAACGTCTTAAAAGGGGCTTCTATCGCCTTTAGTGGTCATTTCCTCAAACAATCTACGCATGGTTTCATTTAATGCGGACAATTCATCCATTTTATAGACGTTCCATAACCTACGTTGACCATGTATCCCGTTTAATGACCCTCGGTGACAATCTGCACATAATGGCATTGATGTAAACCATTGACCTTGGTTTATCTCATGGCACTCGCTGGGTGCTGATGCTTCACAGATAATGCAAGGCATACCCTTGATTCTAGCAATATGCAATCTCTCGCTTGCGGTGGGTTTAGCCTTGTTTTTGCTTTGCATTATTGGGTGGCCTTCATTTCCATGCGGGCACTATATTGCTCGGTTCGCCAGCACTCTATTCGTGCCTGTGCTGCGGTCATCAACCAGCGATACTTCTCCTCGGTTTCCACTGCTTCCCTGATGCCCCTCAAGATCACCCCATAATCTTCGTGTGCATAGGCGTAAACCTCTTGTTTACCTAAAACCTCTGTTCCAGCTTGAGCCATAAGTTGGGCTTTTCTGCTTTTCCTGAATTCCTCAAGATACATCCGATCCGCTTTTGCTTTTGCATACAAAGGGGCGGTTTCAATTAAGTACTGAATGGCTTTGGTTGGTTCGTTCATACATCCTCCAACTTATAGTTTAGTTTGTGATTCTGAAACCGCATAGCAGCCTCAATGTCTAATTCTTTGAATTGCTCATCAGAAAATAGCCCAATGACGTTTCTGCCCTCAAACCAAACCTCTTTGATGGACTCGTTATAGGTTGTCTCTCCATCGTTTTCATACTCATAAACGACAGTAACAATCTCGCTGCCTGCACCTGTAGTTGTGTCAAATTCCCAAGTTTTTTCCATGATTCACTCCTGTTAAAAATTAAATCTTATCTAATCGCTTATGTAATACCATAGGTATTTACCCTAATTTTTCAAAAAAAGATCGAACAGCAAATGACTTTCCAAAAGCAACAATTGTGTTGATGCCTACCAACAATAAGTTGTCTGTTGTTGATGCTTCAATGCCTAGAATTTTGAAAACCAGTAGGTTGGAGCAAAAAATTAAAATAGTGCCAGCTCCGACTTGTGTCATTGCTTCGATAATGTTCTTTTTCAATTTAATCTCCACAAAAACACGCTATTGATTCCTCATCTGGATCAAACAAGCCATGTTGTTTAGCATTGAAGTGCATCATGTCAACATAACTTGGGTGTGCCTGGTTAAACCTAGCGCCAACCTTTTTCTCCATGTTTGCCCACCAAATTGCTCTTTCGGGTTTGTCGATAATCAGCCCCATCAAATGATCTGCCTTTTTTAGGAAGCAAAGATCACAATTGCTCAACAATGAGTTCCCATTGACAGTTACAGTATCAAGGTCAAATGGCTGCTTAGACCAAAAGTCTAGGACATCGTTAACTCCAATCCCTGCGGTCGCAAGTGGTGTTTCTTTGATGTCTTTGTTGTTTTTCATCTTGGCAACACGCCTTTGCTCATCTGCTCTGATGCCGACAAAAGTCACATAATCCTCATGTCCAAGGCTTTTCATGTACTTGTCGATGGGCAATATCTTGAGTTCTTGAGTACAGAACCTGGCAAATGTGTTTGGCAGATACTTTTTGCGCTCAACCATTGCCTCAAAAGGCTCTCCTTCTCTACTAGCAGTCTGGTAATTGACGATTTTCCATCGGTCTTTTACCTCGTCTACTCCATCGTATTCAATCCAAGTTATTGGCACTCCCCAATGGGTTTCACAATCATGGACAAACTTTAGAGTCGCTGCATCCTCTTTACCCGTATTGGCAAAACAGACGATTGCTTCGGGCGGTAGGCTCATGTGGTGAGCCTCTAAAACCTTGTAAAGCATAAATGCCGATGTTCTGCCTCCCGAAAAGCTGATGCAAGTTGGCTCAATAATTTTAAATGGGTTGCTCATTCCAAACACTCCTTAACGCAAATATCAACACCTGGCAGACTCGAATAAACCTTCGTAACGTGGATGTTTATGATCTGCGAGTCGTCATGGTAAACAACCCCGTTCATGCCATCTTCTACGCTCTTTAGGATATTGCTTGCGTCAGGCTTCTTTGTTGGCTTCTCTGACCCGTTATCAATGGCTTCTAACCGCTTTTTGGTGCATGACTTGGGGATTGGCACTCGAATGTACAGATAAAGGCTAACAGGGGTTTCCAATGGTTCTGAAGCACCCATTGCCTCGATTGCAGAATCCCTGATTAAAGTCTCATAGGTTCTTGTTTTCTCAGGGGTGTAAGTTTGCACAAAGTTTCCCCTTTTGACGTATCTAGCCCTTTGTTTGCCAACAGGGTTAGCGTCTACTTTGAAAGTTACCATAAAGGTCATTTTAGGATTCTCCATGCGGTAGCTGCACACAATGGGACTTGTCCATTACCAATGGCTTTAAGTCTGTCCACCCGATCCACCATCCCATCAGCCACTCTGTCCACAGGGGGTTCAATTTCCCACCATTGTGAATTCCCGATACTTGCTCTCCAAGATTCCCCTTGCCTCTGTCCCTCAAGGCATGGCGTGAATCCTGTGCTTTTGGTGTTCCCCACCTTGTCGGGTTGTGTTTTACCGCAGTTACCAAGCTGACTTGATGTTTGCCTGTCTCCATCAATTCCTTGCTCATCGGGCCTCGTTTCCCATCCCATGCGTTTGGAGTAGGCCATTTCTGCTCTAATCCATATCCTTTGCCTCTGGTGGTTTGCACCAATGTCGTTTGCTCCCAACACTCCCCATTTCGCATTAAACCCCATTGAGGCCAAGTCTCCGAGAACGCCTCCAAGTCCCCTAGAAGTGAGCATTGGTGAGTTCTCCACAAAGACATATCGGGGTCGTACTTCGTGAATGATCCTCGCCATTTCTCGCCACATTCCGCTGCGCTCTCCTTCAAGTCCATCTCCGTTTCCTGCGATAGAGATGTCTTGGCATGGAAAGCCTCCCGATACAACGTCAACAATTCCTCTCCACGGCTTTCCGTCAAAGGTTTGTACGTCATCCCAAATCGGGAAAGGCGGGAGAAGCCCGTCATTTTGTCGGGCGGCAAGTACGCAAGCTGCGTATGGCTCCCACTCGACTGCACAGACTGTTCTCCATCCAAGGAGGTGTCCTCCAAGTATGCCTCCACCAGCACCTGCGAATAAAGCCAACTCATTCAATTTGTCCTTCTTTCATTTGACGCATATAAAACCTGACTCGATCTCTTGCTCCTGATCCATAGACCTTTTCGCAACGCTCAAGCCTGGCACGAACAAAATCATTGTCTCTCAGGGATTGCCAAGTTCGGTATATCTCCCTTGCTTCGGCTTTCTCCAAAATAACTCTGTCGCCTTCATTGGATATTACTTTTCTCGAATACGCCATAGGGGTTTACTCTAGGTCGCCAGTAAGCTCTAAGGCTTGGTTAATCAGGTGAAGCGGAAAAGGGACTCCATCCTTTACTTTGTCCAACAGGATCATTGCTTCAAAGTGAGACATTTTTTAGTTTCTTTTCTAAGAAATAAGACCAAATTGCACCACCAGAAACCTTTGCAATGAACTGAAGTGCCACAATTTCAGGCATCAAAACACCAAATGCAATGGTTGGGAACAACAAGGAATCTACGGCAGCGCCAGCAGTATTTGAAATGTTTGCTCTTTTAATCCATGCACCTGTTGTTCTCATAAATACCGCCCAATCAACTAAAGCGGCAACCAAGAACGCAACGGCAGAAGCTACTGCAATCATTCCTGCGGCAGGATTTAGCAGATAAGTTAACCCACCAGTACCGACAATCAAGCATCCCATTTGCCAAGTTTTCAGGCGAACATGAAGCCAATCTCTCAATGTCAGATCAAGTCCGATTAGGAAAAAGGCATTTATTGGGCTAATTGATGGGCCAAAGGTTGCCACCAAAAGGTTTGCCAAGGTCATTGCCACGGCATAAATAATTAAAGCAAAAATCATAAAAGTGTTTCCTGTTCCATTGGTTGATAAAAATTCCATTGCGAAGGGGCATTAAATGCCTCGATCCTAGAACGCATGATTTGCGCTCTTGCTTCCTTGGTGGGCGGCAAATAATTGCCATGCTTCCAATGCACATCAATGCCTACATTCCTACCAATATTGGTGCTATCGGCTGATGAAAATGGTAGTTTGGTAAAGATTGCAGGGTCTAGCATCCTCAAACCATGCAGTTTGCAAGCAGGTCTTCCCATGTCATCACAAATAACCCGCATTGCCTGGCTCATCTTGACCCACCAAAGAGATGTTCCTACTGTAGAAAACTCTCCAGAACTGCCAATGCAGACTCGAACATAGGTGTTTGCCAGTTGTTCTAGTCTCTCAAGGGATTCGTGCATATGCCAAACTGGTGCGCCAAACCACTTAGGTAATGGGCAGTCTTTCAGCAGGGCATCATTGTCTGCCTCGTTTCCATCAATGACATCGGGGATAACTGCAAAGTCGCAAGAAGGGACTTTTTTAAGGTCTAGTGACCAATCGTAGAAAGGCTGCCAATCAGTAATTGGTTTACCTTGTCTCCAAGCAGAGAATGCTCCATTGTCTATGGCAAAGGACTGACAGACCTCGATAGCTGATGCAAGCTGGTCAGAATGAGCAAATGAAACAAACGCATGACCACCTTCTATTGCTTTGACTGCTACTGTGGCAGGAGTTATTGGTAAGCCGTGATAGTGGATCACGATTTATTCCTTATTTGAGCCATAGCTTGCCTAATGTGTTCAGGCATAGGTACGGCTTTTTTGTTGTCAGCCTCAATCTTGGCAAGGGCAGGATCAATTTGCGCTTCAACTTTGATCCCGAAGGACTCAGGAATCTCAGCCCCATCCCATCTCTGTTGGTTTAGATAGACCAAAGGTGCGGGAATGAAAGCACCATCGTCTTTTCTCCAAGCATCGGTTGTTTTCATCCACTCTATGTGTTTGATGATCTGATCTGCACAGGTTTCACAGTAAAACTTCTTCCATTTCACTCTACAGGCAGACTTACCGCCTTTTCTGAATGATTTAGGCCATGTGTTCCAGAATCTCTCAAAGTTATCCATGTTGTTTTCTTTAGACATAGGTTCTCCAAGGGTGGATAGAGGGGTTTCTATCCGACCTTCTCCAAGCATTATGGTATTCATTATTGACTCCTGTTAACTAAAATACAAAACGCCCCAAGTGCGCATGACGGGTTAATTCGCTTATACATTTGGCCTTGTTCCACCATGTACCAAATGCTTTACCAGTCGCTTAACCAACGCTGGTCGGCAAACAGGGGGTGTTTCCTGATGTCGGTGTTTTCTTCCAAGCCATCCATGCAAATGCGCTGCTATCGTGTGGAGTACGGATGCAGAGAGATGGACGTAAAAAAGCCACTTAGCTCTACCCTCGGTGAGAACCCTAGAGCAAAAACCAAGGGCGAGAGTAGAATTAAGTGGCTTCAATTAGTCGCTTCTCACGGCAACAACTTTATTGTACACAAATTTTTAGTGTGTCAATAGGTTTTTTTCAAATAAATTGATTATTTGTGATTTCATTTGTTGTTTGTTTGCCAAGCAATCTTTTAGCTTGAGAGTTCATAGAAGCATACTCAGACTTAGAAAAGATGCCACGAGCGTTTCTAATGTCAAACGGGGTTAGCAGGTCACGAGTCTCTTCTACTGGTTTAACGTCAACCATGTGTGGTTCTAAGGTGTACTTACAAACCCATGACCTACCTAACTTAATCTTCTCAACAGTAATTCTTTTCTTGTGGTGCAGGTGTTTGCAAGCAGCCACAATATGTAGTCTAGGGATGCCAGTTAGGTCTTCTATTTGGTAAGAAGTTAGCGATCCATTCTGCAATGCTTGAATGACTGATTCTTGGGTCATTTGTAAAGTCTTTCTAGGTTCAATGGCTTGTTAGTGTGAAGTTCAAGAGTCCTGGCAAGCAAAGCAACAATAGTCGCTGAGAAGTCCTCTGGTTCGGTTGTGTAAGCCTCTGCCATTGTTTGAGCGTACCCAAGCAAGGTTTCGGCACAAGTTTGTTCAATTTGTTCAATGTTCATAGGAAGAAGGAAGGGAGACAGAGGGAGAAGGGATATATATTAATAGGACAAGTCTTTTTAGATTAGCATAGAAAAAACTTTGTGGAAGTAGGGAAAACCCCTATGTAAAAGGCTAAAAACCTGTGGCACATTATTGGTGTGGGCAAACAGTAACCCACGCTTAACAGGAGTAAATATGCCGATTCTTAATGGAAAAAAGGTTGTAGACCTAGAGATAGATGGAGTAGATAGCAGAGACTTTCCAGACTTTGCTGATGCCTACTTTTCAAGTGGATGCTATGAAGATGGAACACCATTGACAGAAGATGAGTTAAACAAGCTCACCGATCTGGCGGGTGATGTTCTGTGGACAATGGCTTATGAAAGTTTCCACTGATGAAAACACTATTCCAGACCTATGTGGAAGAGTTTTCTGACATCCACTACTGTCCTTATTGCTTGACAATCAAGGGAAACAGAATAGTTTGCTGCCAAGAAGCAGACTTCATCGAGTTCAAGGATTTATATCCTGAACAACAAAAAGAGATTATTCAACAAGAGTTAGATACTTACAGGAGTTAATATGAATACTTATACACAAGACCCAAACCAACCAGGTCTTTTGGTTGAGCGAAAAGAGTTAATTGAGAAACTGTTGGCAAAGAACGTCAATGGGCATCTTGAGAAAAAGAATGGCTTGTCCTACCTATCATGGGCATGGGCATGGGCAGAAGCCCTTAAAGCTGATGCAGACGCTACTTACAAGGTAGAGATGTTTGATGGCAAGTGCTTCATGGACATTAACGGCACAGCAATGGTGTTCGTTACAGTCACCATGTTTAAAAAGCCTATGACTTGCCAATTACCCGTGATGGACTATCGGAACAAGGCTATCCCTAATCCAGATGCGTTTGCGGTCAATACAGCCATTATGAGGTGCATGACCAAGGCTTTAGCCCTACATGGACTCTCTCTGTACATCTATGCGGGTGAAGACTTACCAGAAGAGGGCAGATCAGTAGTGATTACACCTACTCAGGGTGCAATGGATAACATTCCTATGGAGGAATTACGATACCTAGAGGAATTAGCAATTGAACTGATTGCTACTTGCGAACAGGGTGATCCCAAGGCAGCTTGGGTAAAATTGGAAGAGCAGAACCTAGACGGGGAACAAAAAATCGCCCTCTGGACACTTCTGCCAAGCAAAGTGCGTACATCATTAAAAAAGGCTAAGGAGCTGTAAATGGAAAAAAGAGATAACTCAGGGGTACTTTTTCGATCTGACAAGAAAGAAAACGAAAGGTCTCCTGACTACAAGGGAAATATCACTGTAGGCGGTCAGGATTACTGGCTATCAGCATGGATTAAAGAAGGAAAGTCAGGCAAATTCATGGGGTTAGCGGTATCTCCTAAAGAAGAATATAAGCCCAAGACTTCTGAGAGGTCTAAAGCTACTGGCTTTGATGACGAATCTATGCCCTTCTGAGTTAATATAAACCCGAGGGGAGAGCTGTGCAAAGGATTTTCCTAGCTTGCAGACGAGCAGTTTTCCCCTCACCCAATAGGAGTTAATAATGGATATTAAAAGTGCTTTCGATAAGATGTTTCCTAACTTCCCACGAGTTAGAACTACAGACCCTCTCACTTCATTTGAAGCAGCAGAGTCTATCAAGCCAGTAGTCAACAAACACTATGACATCATTCTGGAGTGTTTACAGACCTATGGTGCGCTTGGAAAGGATGGCATCTCATCTCTGACCAAATTAGAGAGCAATCAAGTTGCAAGACGTTTAAACGAGATGCAAAAGATTGGTCTTATCCATTTAACTGGTAAAACAGTTAAATCAAACTCAGGTAGAAACGAAAGAGAGTGGTCAGTATGATTGAAAAACCCCCATATTCCAAGATTAGTTATCCCTCTGTTCCAAACAAGGATTTCGTATGGTCTTCAGGGTCTGACGTTCAAGCGATCTGGAGAAAGTTTGGATGGACTCCACCCTCAGAAAAGATGCTGCCACCGCCACCTGAGAAATATCAAGAACCTTTAAGGAGAGTGAGATGAAATTTGAAATGGAATTTGGCTATTTGAACGACAAGCTAGTTATTGAAACCAGTGACTTTGACATCATAAAAATATTCCAAGAGTTTGTTATGTTCCAAGAGGCTTATGGATGGGCAGTAGAGTACGAGGCTATTCCATCAGTAGAATATGAAGAGGTAGATTTCTCTTTAGATTCTAAAGAACCACTGTAGGCTATTTTGCCAACAGGTAAAGACCGATATTTGAACTTGCGTAACCTGCATAGACAATCGCCATGTGCGGGTTACCTTTTATAAACTGCTCTACCGCAATGTAAGCGTAGATCAAGCCTGTCAAAGCAATCAACCAAGCACTCAAAATGCACCTACATCAATTACTTCGCCTCTGAACTGAATCATATCCTCATCAAATTTATGGACGAGTTCAGGCCATAAAAGCTGACCATTGAAGAAGTTTAACACCGCAAAGCCCGATCTGTGGTTATTGGGGTTTATCTCAGCATAAGTAAATTGTGGCCCATCAGTCTCAGCCAAAGTACCCGTATCTACCCCGTATCGAACCCCGTTATAGTCGCTAAATGGCGTGACCTTTAGAGAGTGCAGATGCCCCGTCACTATTGAGACACCAGCGTTTACAGTATTGTTGTGTGTGGCATGAATTCCACCCTTATATCGGTGTTTGATAATGACTTGCTCGGTAGGCCATACTGCCCAACAGAAGTCCCAATCTGGGATATGGTCTGTCAGCTTAAACCCGACAACATCTTTAAATTGTGGTGCGTGTTGAGCTAAACGATTGCCAAACCGAATATCGTGATTGCCCCATGTAAACAGTAGCTTTACATTGTGTCTCGCTGCTTTGGCTACTTCCTCTATCTCGCCTAGCGCACCCTGACAAGCCTTTAGTTCTTGAATGACAGAAGTTTGTGGTTGGTCAGTTACATCATGGCGAGATATAGAAGCGCCATCAAAGGCATCCCCGTTACATATCACCGCTTTGGGTTTGAACTGTTCTATAGCCCATAGAAGCCCTTTAAAGGCGGTTGTACGTTGACCAGGTATGAAGTGAGCGTCTGAGAAAATGATTACACACCCGTCCAACATTCCAAGTTCTACTTGCTTTAAAGGAGAGAAGGATTTGGGTTTGTTTTTATCGTATTTAACACCACGATGGTCAATTGCGGGAAGTGCCATGTTGTATTGTTTTTCAATCCACCTTCTGCGGAGATGAGTTGCTCTAACACTTATTCCAAGATGCTCGGCTACTCTTGTCGCAGATTGAAGTTGACCCCATAGTTGGATAAACTCGGTATCAGTACACGTTTCGTTAGCACTTCCCATTGGAATCCTTAGAGAGTAACTTTTCTAACAGATTGATAACCCTATGTTCTTGCATCTCCACCTCATCTTGAGATGATTTGGGGTCTTGTGCCACAGTCATCAAATCGTGCAGAAACACATGAAGCAACTCATGTAAAGCAGTCTGATCCAGAGATTCTGGTGTGATCTTTTCAGCACCAAAGTCACCTAGTCTGTAAGTAGCCAATCGAGCAGAAGCATTAAACTCAACAGAAGCCATAGCAGCTTTAGCTGGTTTACTTCCTTTCTCAATTCTCCAATCACCCAGACTAAGCACTTGTTGCCACTTTCTGACACTTTGTGCAAATAATGCGACATCTTGCGGTGTAGGAATGTTAGGCATTTCAACACCTTATAGCAGAATTGTTACAATTTTGTTTAAGAAGCCAAAACTAGCAAGGCATGGTCTATGTGCTTTATGCGGTCTTCTAGCCCTATAAACCCACCATTTATCTTCTTTGTTAAAGTTTTGTAATCTTTGGAATCAGCATATTGGTTTAGCTTTTGGACATCCCAAAACCATCCTGCGGTGAGTGCTGCATACATGGGAGTCGCCACCAAATCTGGTTGCATCACAAAATCTATCCCTAGAGCCTGACCTGCATGAAAATAGTTTGCATGGCCTGTCAATTGGATACATCCCCTGCCTCGGAAACGATACCCATCTCCCGATGCTTCATCCCTGTTCCCCATACGATTTGAGTAAACAGTATTGGCAATCAACTTGGGATTACGAGCGCAAGCCTGTGCCTTGGCAGCATCAAACCTTTTAGGCCATAGTTTCTGTAAAGCCTCTGCCCTATACATCAAATTTTCTTCCAAGATTCTGAAGTTCCCACATTCATGCCCACATTGACCAATGAAAGCCGCCTTTCTAAGGGGATTCATAATGTCAAAGCGTTCAAAAGTGGCATTCAGGGCATCTACCCATTCCTCACCAATATGAAGTTGTC